GGATCAGGTTGGGGTCACAATCAAAGACATTCACGTTCTCTACACTAATCTGCTCACCTGCACGAATAAAGTCATTCAGTTGCTTGGTAATCTTTGCTGCTTCCTTGTTGGAAACAAACTCACACATTGTAGACATTTGACGGGCAAATGCACAGACTTCAGCAACATCCCCGAACGATTCTTGACCGTGTTGAATGTATGCTTGAGGTTTCACAAACTTGACGTAGGGAGTATCACTGATGATAAAGTTCATCGGATACGCTACAGCATCACGCAAATCTTTCTCTGCAATGTAGACAGTGTGAGGAGCAACAATGATCTCCTCATACACTACTTCGGAGAACTTGTAGGTGATTGTATTTGGTTTGTATTCGTTTTCACCACCGAAACCGATAAAATCACCTTGAATGATACTAGCAGTGCGAGGCAAATAGTCCAGGCAAGCATGAAGGATCTGCGCGACATTTCCTTGGTGGTTTGCATCAATGTCTTCGTGAGATTCGTTGATCTTGATCTTTACTTTGTTGAACACACTTTTGGTGCCCACAAAGAAGTTTCCAGTTGCAGGATTTGTGCCCCAAACAATAGCAGGAGCACCATCAATCTTAACCGAAAGTTCACCGCCAGCAGTGAACCAATCCAACACAGAAAGATCACCAGTCAGGATAGAATCTTCGGGATGTTCGAGATGAGTGTTCTTCATACTATAGGGACACTTTCGACGATACTAACTTTAATTTATCAAACTTCCATCAGTTTGGTAAGACGATTGCGAATGTCAAAGAGTTCCATTTCATCCATGTCTGCACTATCTAAATCCACGGGAGCAAACTCCTCCAGATTTACATTACCATTTGCATAGATTGGTGCATAATACAACTCATCTCCATCTTCTTGCGACAGAGTATAAACGCAACCGTGATCAGGATAAGTGAGAAAAATCATTGGAGTTTTACGAACAAATGTATAATAAAAGAGCACCTGCAAAAATGCAAGTGCTCATGTGACACTTATTGATCCGTCACAGTATAGAACACTTTATCAGTGAAATAACCAGTAAATTGCTTCAGAAACTCAAAACCTTTTTTGAGATCTTCAGCAAGTTTGTTCACTTCATAAGTGTGAATCTGCCAGCGAACCTTAATGTCCTCAATGTATTGTTGACGAGTGATAAAAACCTTGGGAACTTTTACATCAACAACAGGTTGCTTGGGAGTGCGAGGCATAGATTAGATGCGTCTTACACTATAGAGACACTTTCGACGATATGAACTTTAATTCAATGGAAGTTTTGCCATTGATACACCTTTCTTATGGTCTGTGATATATTTTCGTGCTGAACTTTCGGTTCTACACAGTTTCTCAAGTTGTTGACCATTGTGGATGATAATATATCCCTTGTTGCCATAAGGAATTGCAGCATACAAATCCTTATACATTGTAAATCCCTGTTTCATACAAACTCCAAAATTGAAACTGTCTTCTCATTCTCTATCACTTCTGAACTGTTATAGTTTTTTCTGTTGGCAAGATTTCCGTAGAGTTTAACTGCTGCTCTTGTATTTTCACGAGGTGTGACATATTCAAGATTGTTCACATGATTATTAGTAGGATCATGATCTATATGATTGATTACAACAGTTTCTGAAATCCATTTTTTTACTTCCTCTGGGGTAGAATCCCAACAAGATTTCAATTTCTCTGGAGGATAATGAATAATTGGTCTAAACGATTGCATCACAAGTTGATGCACATAAACTTTTCTGGTTTGCTTTTTATCAAGAGTTCTAAACGCATAATCACCAAATGTTCCTGGTTCAAAGCACAATTCAACGCGAAGTCCTGATATTTGACCACTTCTACCACTACATTCTGTTCTAGGTCTCATTTCTTGTTTTTGTTCAGATATGCGTGATCCAACAAACTTACCACCAATTCGTGACTTTTTCCATGCTGTAAATACTTTGCCATAGTTTGACACAAAATACCCAGGAACTTCAATCCCATCTACAATAACTGGGCGGATTTCTTCTTTCATGATTATACTTTCTAAAAAATCGTTGATTTGATTGCGATGGATGGGTTCTAGGTCGTTTGCAGTGAAATTGCAGAAAAATCAGGGTTTTGACCCTGATCAGCACTTGAGTCTACAGTGAGACTCACCGCCTCACAACACTATCAAGCATCTCACCTTTCTCAAACACAGCATCAACAACTCGCTGAAGTGCTCGCTCTGTGGATACTCCAACCTTAGAATAGACAGGCACCACACACAATCCCCAGACCTTTTCTTTACCACCAAGGCGAAGAACACGACCAATAGTTTGGGTCATCTCAATCACATCCATATTGCGAAGAAAAACGACCGCCTCCAATTCGCTGACGTTAATTCCCTCACTCAGGATAGAGCGATGAAGACAAACAAACTTCTTGTTAGGGTCACGACCCCAAGAATTGAGCGTGTCAAAAAATACCTCACGGTTCACCTTCTTACCATCAATAATCGCTCCAGTTTTTGAGGTGATGTAAAGGTAAGAGTAACCACGCTGATGTAGTTGAGAAGCACAGTCAGTATGTGACATCAGGTTGATAAGTTGCTTCGCAGACTTAACACAGACCAGGATTTTCTTGCAATCAATGTCATCAAGAGTTTCAGTTAGATTGCCACTGTCACACTCGGCAGTTACCTGCTTTGGAGCAAGCACATCAAACTTCTTTGCTACAATTTTAGGAGCAATGATGTATCCACCATCAACAAGTTCTGGAGCAGAAACACGACAGATGATGTTACCATAGACATCAACATCGTTCATTCCAGGTTTAGAAGGAGTGAGTGATGTTTTCCTGGTGGCAGTGAAGAAATAGCAACGCTTTGCATTAGCAGCAAAGTGCTCAGTAGCAGGGAAAAAGTGACGCTGAACACTATTATGTGCCTCGTCAAAGTAAATCGTATCCACATCAATCTCTGCCACTTGAAGACGCGACAGAGAATTGTAGGTGGTTACAATCAGTTTGTGACTGTCAGCGTTTGCATCAACCCAGTTACGAATCTCACGGGGGCGAGTAGAAGATTCATGATGAGTTTCTCCACTGTGAACGTGGAAAACATTGGCATTGGTGATAAACTCAAGGAACTCAGAAGACAGTTGCTCAGCAAGCAAGATGCGAGGAGCAACAACAACAATAGTCTGAGGAGTTTCAGACTGCAACTGGCGCAGAGCATCATAGATCATCTTAAGAGTCTTGCCACCACCAGTAGGCACAATCACTTGACCTTTATTATGTTCTGCCATGGCAGCAACGCCACGCTCTTGATGAGGGCGAAGTTTGATCAGATCAGAGAACATTACGAATTAAAGTGTTTCGGGTGGTTTGATGCCTAGATTGTATTATAGCACCCTTCTGGGCGATTGTGAAGGGTGCTGGTGAGGTTAATTAACTGGCGAACATTTCGTTGAACAACCAACCTTCTGGTTTATCAAGGTTTGCAACACATTCATTCAGAAAAGCAATCTCACGTTTCTGAAACTCCATTTCTTTTTTTGCTTTCAGATAGGCATTTCGTGCATCATAGAGAGCACGTTGGAGTTCGATGCGGTTCATAAAGTGTTCTGTCTATACTACTAGAACACTTTAGGCGATACTAACTTTAATTCCAATCAATTTGACATTCTTTTGTGAACTCTTGAGAGAATCAAGGTTTTTGCTTTACCAGTAGGATTTTGACCTGTTTCCTTCTTATATTTCTCAGTCTCTTGCTGCTTCATTATACCTCTCAGTTTTGTTTCACCCTTTCTAGTGACACTCATTCTTTCCTTAGCAGTCATTCCACTTGCTTTAGGTGCAGTATATCCAGGAGCAGGTGCTTTTGTTTCTTTTTTCTTTGAGAGTAGTTTAGATGCAGTCTTTGCTACTTCTTTTGCTTTGGGTTTTTCTGCTGCTGGTGCTGCTCCACCTTTTTTAGCAGCAATTCTTGCCTGTGCTGCTTTCTTTCTTTCTGCTTTTACTTTTTCAGCATAAGATTGAGCAACTTCTTTGCTTCCTCTTTCTTTCTCAGGTTGTTGAACTCTCGTTTCAGTTTTACGTTGAGATCCAATATCTTTGCGAGGTTTGTATTCTACAGGTTCAGTCTTTCCACCGCCTACTGCTTTCATACGGCGTCTTTCAGGAGCAGATTTCTTACGCTCAGCGCCAATTCTTCCACCTTCGCCAGTCTTGCGGATCTGGGAGGAAGACATAACACTTGCATCATAAGATGCTTCGGCAAGAATCATAAACTCCTGAAAGGTTTTCATCTGTATCTAAACACTACTTTTTAGTATTTAGTTTTCTTCAGCATCACGCAGTTTATCTTGCGCGGACTTGCTGATTTTACAGACCAGATCATTGTCATAGAAGTATTTCACACGTTCACGACGAGCAGCAATAAGCAAATCATATTCTTCTTGCTGTTGTTTCGTGAACTTAAAATCTTGCTTCCTCCAAGCATCTTTGAGTTCATTCAGGTGAGGAAGCACATTAACAGTTTCAGTCATTTTGTTAATCAATAATCGTAGTTAGAGTTCAAAAATTGTTGAAAAGACTTTTCATCATCTTTTTCATCAAAGAGACCTTCATTCATCTCTTCAACAAAATCAAAAGATGAAAACTCTTCAACCTGAAGATCATCAAAGCAGTCCATAACTTGTGAGTTGCTTACACTATAGAAACACTTTGGACGATACTAACTTTAATTCATCGTGACATAATTGCTTTCATTTCAGCACGTTTTTGTGATTGTTGTGCTCTTGCCTCCGCACCTAATTCACCATGAACGTGCTTGATTTGTGATGTTTTTTGTGTTGCTTGGCGTCTTGCAATCTGTTTGTTATATTCATTGGGCTCCATATGTGGAGTTTGTTCCATAAATTGCTGAAACGTTTTCATCTTTACAACACTTTTTGAGTATTTATTTCATTATCAGTTTCATTATAAGGAACATAACTCCCATCAATGATCAATCGTATTTCAGGTTTATCGTTCCAATGTCTAACAGCATTGGCAACAATGAAACAGTTAGTGATAAAAATACTCAAAAACATCACAAGGCGGATAAGAGCAATCCTATCCGCCTCTCTATCATTTTTTCCTGCCTTTTCTCCTAGTGCCTTAGCAAGCAACCGCCAAAAGTTCTTTTTCTTCTTCATATACAGATTGACGTGATTTTATATATTCTAATTCTTTCCATTGCTCTGAATAGCAAACTACCAAAAGTCTTTCATTTGCATGTATGGAACAAGCAAGATAGTTTTCAGTATCTTTAGGACGTACAGATACTTCTATCGTAATGTATTCTTTGCCCTTAAAGTATACCCAACCCTCAACTCCCTTTCCATTGTTCCACACAACATAATCATTGACTTGAGGTTCGTAAGTCATACAAAACAGGATTCTAGAACGGTTTGCTTTAACGGCATTGCTGTATAGTTTCGCGTATTCTTGAAACTTACAACTTTACCAACTTCTTTACTATTTACAGGACTATAGAACTCACACTTTTTATATGAGTAGAATCCCCAGATGGTTCTGGTAGGTTTGCCCAAATTGTAATCAAACTGACGGTGGCAACGCAACCAAATAGAAAAGACACCACGTTTGAACTCTTCAACTTCATAACTATAACCTTTGGGTGCTTTGTGAGTAAATTGTGGAATCAGATCAATGGAGAGTTTCATCAACAATCGTAGTATTTTTCGCGTGAAAGAAGTTTAATCTGTTCTTGCAGATTTAGAATCTCTTTCTGTTGTTCTGTAATTTTTTGTTGTAGTTCAGTGATACGTCCTTGATACTGATGTTTCAGGTCAAAGGCAAGTCGGTTTATTTCAGATCCAATCATTAGGTTGTAAAGGATTCAACAACAACAGAATCTACATCTTCAGCAAGGGCATAAGTTCTTGCATTTAGAATGTTTTCTTTAAGATCACTGTAGTATTTCTCATAGAAATTACCATCATCTTCAGCAGAAATCAAATCAAAACACTCATTATCATCTTCTGCAATTACATTCCAAACTCCACCATATTCACTGGAAGGAAAGGGAACATAATGATCCACGATGTAAAGAAACTTTTGTGCCATTTGTCTTTGTAAATTACCTCTTAATT